CTAAAGTATATAGTGGCTACTGCTTCCAATCCCCGCTAATCTTAACCCCTGGATCAGCAAACTTCCATTGCCCATTAACTTTAACATAGGGGTCAGCTTGTTTCCAGGTATCATTTACTTTTATGTAAGGCGTGGTCGCAGTCTCAGAAACTCTAAATGTTATATTTACATCTGGATTTAAATCTGGATCTGTGGTGCTGCTAGTTTGTTGTTGCAATATTTGGTAAATCTCATCAGTTATCTTAGCGTATCCTGAGAAGTTATAGTGAACTCCATCTACAAGATAAATATCAACTCCTGTTGGAGGCAAATAAGGAGTGATCCTTAGCGGGACTAATGTAGATGATAATGCACTTGTGGTATATAACCTTTCTTCTATACTGGAGAATGATCTTACTTTGTTGTTAAATTTCTTTAAATAATCATTTAACAACTCAACATAGAACCCTTCATCTTCGTATAAAGGTAAAGCCCAAATATAATTTGTATAGTTTAGATCAACGTCTAGCCTATTGGTGCCAAGTATTCCACCTACCCCAGAGATTAAAGAGCTTACCCCCGTATCAATTAAAGAATTAATTAAATTTAAATCTTTGTAAGGATTTACGGATGTAACCCCAAGAGTTGCAGTTACGCTATTTCGGTTATATAATCTCTCAGCAGTTTGAATTGGAACATTAGTTCCCAAGAAAATTATTACTGCTTTCAAATCAACATGTTTATAAGCAGAACTTAAATTCAATATAGCACTAGTTGCAAAAGTATTAAACCTAGCGAACATTTCATCTGAACTGCTAACGCTCCAATCAAGTCGATTAAAGTTTGAAACTTGTGGAGGTTCACTCTGGGAGTCATATGTGGCTGATGTCCCTGAGACTGGCATAGTTCCACCATCTGCATATTTTATAATGTATACGTCTCTTTGTCCTGAATTTTGTCGCATCTTCCAGGCAAGAGTGCTCTCTAATGATGCGACTCCGGTTACGTAATAACCTCCATAGTAGTTTCCAGCGTGAACATTTACTCCAGGTTTTATTATTTCAAAAGTATTTGAAGATGGAGCAAAAATATAACACCCAGTTAGCTCTGTGGGCATTGTAGAGTAATTAGTATTTACCCTATCTGCAAATTTAGAGTCATATCCTGCTGCGATTGAATCTCCGATTATTACATAAACATCAGCAATAGAACTTCCCGCATACGCAGGAACTGTGGGTGCATAGTCCCTAGGAATTGGTTTGTTATACCACACAAAATAATCATCCTTATTTACATTAGTAATGGTTTGATTATTTATAGTTACATTAATAAAAGATACATCATGCGCCCTGTATTGCCGTTCTCTTCCATCTTTTCCAAATACTTTATTATCTCTAATATAATTAAATTTACTATTTGGGTGAGAACTAACTGTAATATCTTTAAATATTATTCCTGATAACTCACCAAAAATAGGGCTGTAATCATAGTAAGGGTATGGCCTTGGGCCAACATCAAATACTGGCAAGTCAATAAGATTTTCTACTCTAATTCCAGAAAATATATGATTTGTTACGGCTATTGAACTGAAGTCATTATAATATGCTTTCCAAAATCTTTTTCTATCGGTAGGAGAAATTCCAAACACAGCGTTTGTAAAACTTCCTTGTAAAGGAACACTAATATAGTTGTAGGAGGGTGCTGAATAAATTCTGCAATCCATATCAATTGCGGAGAACCAATGATCATACTGATTACGATAACTATTATAATTATAATCACCAAAGAAAGTTCTGAAGCAGCACCCAGCTAATGTCACAAAGTAACATCCACTTAGTAAGCAGTCACCCCCTCCTTGATTTCCACCAACATAAGTTGTATCGTCCGCTGTTTGCAAAAATGATCTTGTCATACTTGCATACTTATTTGCATCGGGGCTCCAATTATCTTTTATATGGAATCCATCAGTATTGGGCCATTGGCATATTAATTTTGTATTGTCTACTAATTTAAAATTGCAAGTTCCAGCGTAAATAATAGAATTTACTATTGTTGGACCAATTAATTTTATTGCAGATGGATCTACATAAGTATTAGGCTCGCTAAAACTACTGAATGAATATATTGGACTTCTTTGTAATTTGTCAACATCATTAAATGATGATTCAAACCCTACTGTTGACCACCACCTATTATAATAAGGTATACCCGCGTCTATGACCCCTGGCCCTGAGAAAGTTATATTGTGTTTACCTCTTACGCTGAATGTCCCATCTACATACGCTCCAGGTGCTAAGTATACAATATAATTACTAAATGGAATATTTAGTCTCCAGGAGAATTCTGGTCCGTCAGAATACCCAGCACCTAATGCTGTAGTTATTGCACTAAGTTCCCATATTCCTGCTGATACATAGAAACATGATGTTAAATTTCCTAGGGTTTGAACTGGGGGTGGGATATCTATTGGATTTGCAAAAACATATAATGGGGTTGATAAATCATTATTTATGTGAATAATTAATTTATCGTATGTATCAATTCCTAATATTTCTATCGCACTTGAATTTATAGTTGACCATTTAGCATTAAAATTCTTTCTATAAGGTCCAATATCAACTGAAGTTATATTTCCTTTTTTATACCCTACTCTTATTTTGCTTGTGCTATCTGTTCCGTAATTTAAATAATTGAATTGAGCCTCAGTTCTATCTCTCCAGAGGCTGTATGTATATTCAGGAACTCCTGTGACTCCATTACCATAAACAGTCCATGCACTTTCGAAAGGTGCCCACGAATCAGGATCACCAGCTTTGTATACAAATGCCGCACTGTATTGAGATGCATTATCATTGTAAACACTAACTTCAAACGCAGTAGAGCTTACATGAGAGTAAGTAGATATTGGAGAATTTCTTATTGGAACAGTGCCAAGAAATAAAGGATTCTGGATGAAAGGATTAGGATAAATTTGAATCATTTTCTAAACTACGGTATGTATCTAAAATATATGTCACCGTTCACACCCTGACTATTATTTGGAATTCCTGTAGCTTGATAAACTGCATATCCTGGCTTCCATTTTTGCCCTGTTGAATCATAAGTTATTGTCTGGTTATTAGAGGTTGGAGTTGGTGATCCTGCGGAACTGGTGTCTTTTCCAAAGATATTATAAGTTGCAGCAGATACGTAAACCATAGACATAGCTGCTCCTACATATCCACCACCTCTGGAGTAGATAAATGGGGTGTCAATTGTTCCACCATCTGGAATGTAGATATTGGGAGCACCTAAATAATTATTATCTGTTCCGTATAGTATGCCAGGAATAGAGCTAAATTGTCCATTTGGACCTTTAAATTGAATTTGACCTGTTGAGCCAAAAGGAGTTACTTGCGGAACTAAAGCTGATGGTTGCTCCCAAGTCCAACCTCCTCCTGGGAGGCCATACAAGCTGCTACTAAATACTAAAACATCTTTATTTGATGGAATATCATTGAAGGTTTTCCAAACTGGATTTATTTGGAAGTAATCGCTGGCAGACCCAAGATAAGATGCTACTATCTGTCCTTGGTAAGGTGTGACAAGTAAATCTCTGCTTCCATTTAATATAGTGCTGCTAAATGGAATAGTTAAATATTCGTTATTAGTTTTATTGTAGATAAGTGTGCCAATTGGATTTGCAGTCGTTAGTCCCGCATCAACTGCTAAAACATTAGCACCTCTAATAGCACTGGCATTCCAGGTAGCCTCACCAGAGGGTAATCCTAGATATCTTGTGGACGAAACTGTTGCTAACGAGATTGCACTTGATGGAGTCCAAACTGATCCATTGTAAACTAATACGTTATTAAGAGAAGGTGCAGTTGCGGTTACAGTTATTCCTCTAATTGCGCTTGCATTCCACGTTGCTAATCCTGAAGGAATTTGTGGCTGTATAAGCGGATATAAGAGGTTAGCTACATCAGCTTTTGTTGTGTTTTTCCAAGCTGTTGCTCCATTGTAAGTTATAAAATCGTCCAGTAACAGGACATTTTTATCAAAAGGAGTTCCATAAATTTTACTAGCATTCCACTTAGGCGTGTCTTCTTGTAAGTTTTGATAAGTAGTTGCAGAAATATTCGTTGCACACACACCAACTGAGCGTAAAGTTGTTGAGCTTAAATTTGTAGAGCTTAAATTTGTTGAACTTATTGTAACTGATTGAATTCCATTTATAGAACTATTGTATTTTATTGACTCTACACCGCTAAAGAATGATCCATTTTTAAATTGTATACTTAGTGCTGGATCCCCTGGGGTGCCCCCTACTCCGCCGCCTACTGCTGAAGGTTGCCAATATCCATCTTTAAATACTAAAGACTCCCCTAGGGAAGGAGGAGTTGATGTGACTGGAATTCCTCTAATTGCGCTTGCATTCCAAATTGCGGAAGTAGAGGGGATGTTTAAATAATTTGTGGCAGATAAATTAACTGCACTTACATTTTGTAAGTAGAAGCTCCCAGTTACAGAATCCCCAGATGCGTTTAAATATCTGTTATCTAAATTTTGAAAACTTAAAGCTTCTAAAGCTGCATTATAATTTGTTGCACATACAGTCGTGGCAGATATCGTCGTTGCATATAAATTTACTGCGCTAGAATTTGTGGACGATACCACAGATGATCTAAAGTTAATTGAACTTAAAGTATTTGTAATATTTACATTAATAACATTTAATGTAAATGTATCATTATTATAAGTAAATCCTTCCTCGCCACGAAACCCATTATTGGATTTAAATTGAACTGACCCCTCGTTGCCATCTGCCCCTCCGTTGATCCCTAACCCTTGATAGTTAATTGCACTTAATGTTCCGATAACAGCAGAGGCTACATAAATTGCACTAGCCTCGGCCAACCTTACAGGGTTTCCGTTATCGTCTATATGTAGAATTATTGGGTGCGGGGTTGGGCGAGGTCCTGTTGTCATAATTTATCACTCCATCTCTGGCTTCTTAGACTTCTTCTTTGGCATTTCCTCCTCAGAATCTTCTTCCTCTTCTTCTCCATCATTGTGTGAATCTACGTCAATGTGAACTTCATCTTCACCTTCCCCGGTGTCAATGTCAGGCATTTCTTCTTCGCCTTCCTCACCTTCTCCCTCTTCTCCTTCCATGCCTTCCATATCACCGTCATCTCCCATGTCGAGATCAGACTTCAAAGTTGAAATTAGGTCTTCAAGTTCCTTTAGATTGTCAATCAAATCATCCTTATCTGAGAACTCTACTTCACCTTCCTCATCTCCTTCCTCGCCCATCTCATCTCCCATTTCTTCGCCTTCCTCGCCCATTTCCATGTCGCCCTCTTCGCCTTCCATATCTTCTTCGGCACTTACTTCAGCAGCAGCATCTTCCGCGTCCATGGCAGGCTCCATATCATCATCTCCGCCTTGCATTTCGCCATCTTCATCACCCATGCCTGCAAGCTCGCCGCCATCTGACTCATACTCGCCCTCACCCTCTGGGACTTCTTGGCCCATGGATTGAGCAGCGGCACCTAGGGCACCAGCGGCATCACCACCACCGACGCCTGCCTGAATCATCTTTAATACTTGTCCGATCTTGCCAAGGTCATCGGCTACTCTGTCAAAGTTAAGATAGTTTAGTAATGAAGTCTCATTCAAGCTTGAATCGTATTCGCAAAGCTCAAAAACTTCATTTAAGAAATCAGAAACGTCGATTGATTCAATACCATTCTTATCCTTGAGCATCTCAGCAAACTCAACAAGCACTCTGTTCATATTAGAGTTCTTTGGAGCGATCTGACTTAGACATTCAAAGATGAAAGATTGAGTCTTGATTAATGAATCGAACGTAGGAGTTGCAGTAAGAGTCTGGACATTTATTCCATACTTCTCATTTAGAAGATTTGTTAAGTGATTCTTCACTGGCTTCTTAAATTCGAAGATCTTAGCTACAAAACCTTTAATATCCTTATCTGGTATTCTGCTATCGTCTACCAGTAGATCCAGGTTACCCTCAACCAGTGAGGAGATTTGCTTCTTAGTAGCCATGGCAAAGTATGGAACTTCGCTTACTATCTCAGCTACTAACTGCATTACATTATCATCAGACTCATAGATGTATGATGGTAACTTCTGAATCTTTTCGTTTGTAATCCAAATTGTATCGAGGCTCTGCTTGCTCTCTAACAGTTCCTTAGCAATAATCTCTTGCTTGCAGAGATGATCGTAGAGGGTGCTGTTTAGCGTTGAAGGGATTGAATATTGTCTATCCTCTGCTAATTGCTCGATTGTAATTCTTGGTAGATCAAATGACTTTGAAATTACCGAAGCTAGTCTTACCGTGCTTCTAATCTCTGGAGACAAGGCAAGGTTTTTGTTTTCCTTCAGGGCTTTAACTAATTCACCCTTCATTTCCTCTAGTCTACCAAATTGAGGAGTTGAGAGTATGTCGAATGACTCATCAAACCTCTGAGCCTTGTCAGTTAATCTTCTATTAACCTTCTCAAACTGTAGCTTGCTTTCCCACAAACCCAGGACGCCATCGAAGCTGCTCTTGGCATCTGATAAATCATTCTCCAACAAATCTGCCAATAAGCTTGATATCTTCTTATCAACTAACTTGTTATAAATATTCTTATCCTCAAATATTGAAGCGTAATCTACTTCAATTTCAGTTAAGGATAGTGGGGCAGACTTATAATTTCCACGGATAACGTATTTTGACTCCGTGAGATAAATTACCGTATCCCCATCAACTGAGAATAGTTCTACGCTCTCTCTCAGTGATCTACCGAGATAATCACCCAGTTTTACTAGGTTTAGGAAAGTTTTGTTACGCGACTCGAAAATGTTAGTTAACATGAATATAACCTTATCAAAACTATTTAGGTATTTTTAATACTTAAATTTTATTTAATTTGCTATCTAGAGACATTTCTTCAACAATTTTAATTGCCTCTTCGCTCAGTCCCTCCGAAAGCATTAATTTCTTAAGTTCGGAATAATCTACTTCTTCCATAGCTGTGGGAGGGGTGTTTTCTGCTCCCTCCTGTCCGCCTGCTTCCATGGGCCCTGGGCCTGCGCCTGGAGGGGCTCCCATTCCTGGTGCGCCACCTGGAGCCCCCGGCATCATAGGCTGTCCTGGGGGCATTCCAGCCGCTACAGCACCCATGATTGGGTCTTGTGATTGCTCCTCAAGTTTGTCCTTAATATCCTTAATTTCATCGTCGTTAAGCTGATAATAATTCTTATAAAGGTATTCTAGTGGGAATATATTCAAACCCTTCACCGCTTGGACAACTCTAGCTTTTTGCTCATCAATATCAAGCTGTCTCTTAGCCGACATATCTGAAGGCTCGGGCAACTTAATTTTAAGTTTGGATACAGCAAAGGCTGGGAAACCACGAACTAAAAGATGTCTCTTAGCTATTGTCTCTAAACCAATCTGAACACACTGCTGGACTCTAAGGATAACTCTTGCAAACTTAACATCTAACTGGCTAAGGTTAGCCTTTCTTTCTGGGCTTTGATCCTTCTCTACAATGTAGTCCTTTGGAATCTTAAGTGTGGCTAGCAACTTATCTCTAAAGTATTTAACGTCATCTACTTCACCAAGATTCTCAGCACCCTTAAGTGTATCAATCTTAGTTCCGCTCCCCTTACCATTTACAGCTACGAAGAAGTCTTCATCTTGCGCTAATGGATTAAATCTAGCGTCAATCTCTCCGGTTGTCCTGTTAAAATACTTCTCTTTCTTAAACTTAGACTTCTGAGCTTCAAGATACATCTCCGCCTTTGAAGCTGGCAAGTTACCTACGTCAACATAGAATATTCTTCTCTCGGGTGCGCGTGAGAGGCGATAAATTAACATCGCGTCTTCCATCATCTTAAGTGATTTATAGATGGATCTTGCAGCAGCCGCAATGCTCTTTCCATATGGGTAATAAGTTGGATCAGAGCTAAACATTCTGAAGTGAACGATCTGATTCTTATCTAATGGGACTATTAATTTTTGCCCAGTAGTAGATCCAACCTTACCAAACATAGTGTTATCTGTTTGTAGTGGTATTTCCTGTAAGAAGTCTGTTAGAATACCGTGTTGATTTTCTATACGATAAAGATAATTAGGATCAAGGACTTTTATCTTCTGGATGCCCTTCTTAATCTCGTCAATATCAACAACTAACTCAATAAAACAATCACCGTATTTAACAGTGTTTCTGGCTATATCCCAGATAAAATTTTCAAGGTTGATGTCTTTAAATAAAGTCTCAACTTCATCTTTTATCAATGGATCATCGGATTCAACCTGCCAGTGGGTGTCATCTAAGTTAGTTTGAGTTGAATCATCTGCATAAATATCAAAAGCTGCCCCTATTTCAGGGTAGTCATCCATATCCTCAAACTCTTGATATCTACGCTTACGTTCTAGTTCCTCCTCGTTAACAGGAACCATTTGTGTAGTCTTAAATGGACTTATGGATCCTAGCGGAGTGTTTCTTAATAAAGTATCACCAGCTAATGGGTGTGGCTCGGGTGGGACTATCTGCTGCTGAACAGTGCCATCTTGAGGAACTAATGGCTCGTTTCTACCACTAAGAAACTTGGCAAAGAACTTACCTGTTCTGCCGACTGGGTAATACCAAGATCCGAACCAGCTTGATATGCTGCCTCTGCTTGGGTTGAATTGTGTGTAACCTTCGTTTAACTTAGTAGCCATTTAAGATCTTCTTCTTCTATTAATCCACCGGGGGTTCTTATCATATATTTAGCCTTAGAGAATGGCGTAATAAATTTATTATCGTCATTTGGCCTATGTTGTATCATAGGCGTATTAGCTCTTATCTCATTAAATCCAAAAACTGCCAACGCTAAACCCATAATTAAATCGTCATGGCAATTAGTGTCTGCCTTATATCTACCCACCTCGTCGATAATAAAAGTTAAAAGTTCATCAACTGTGCGCTCAGAGTTCAGTTTAATTTTATTTAATCTTATTGCCTCATCCACCGCAACCAGCATTTGCCTGCGGTTAGCGTCAGCCATCTGGACACCAATCTCATGCTTTTCGTCTAAAAACAAGTTATCATACTGCTCAACTTCCTTCAGTTGATAAATTAAGTTGTGCCCAATTAAGTTTCGCTCTGGGATAATATACGCAGTGTTATACTCCCTACCGATCTGAGCTAAGATGGTAGCGAACTCATTAATTGGTGTCTTATTAGATTTAAACTCAGCTACCTGCTCGCCTGTATACAAATCTATTACTTGGGCGACTGATGAGTCTAATCCTCGTCCGATAGAAGTGTCCACACCCACAACATAATCATGGTGAGGATGAATATCACCCCAAACCCGCATACGGTTATTATATTTAGTCCCATATTCTTGGTTAACCTGTTGCTTTAATTGCTTTAATATTTCTCCGTCAACAAAGGTGTCACCAGTTCCCAAGAACTCAGCTTCATATTCCTGAAGCCATTCTTTATAACTGATAGCTCCTCTGGTAGTTTGCTCCCACTTATCAATATCAATTGGAGGATCTTGCTTAAGTAGCTTCTCATACATCGGTTCATAGCCTGGATGACGGTGATATTGAGGATGGTCTTTCCAGTTGATGTCGATTGCTTTAAAAGAGTTCTCTCCAGCCCTAGCTTCGTTATATTGTCTGTGGAACCAATTACCAATACCATTAACGGTAGACAGTGCAATAACTGAACCACCTGTTGAAATAATTGGGAATGCAGCAGCCCAAATCGTATCTATATTTTCAATGAACGCAGCTTCGTCCAAAATCAGTAACGAACCTGCAACGGAACGTCCTGATTGTTTGGATGAAGACTTAGACCTAATTTCAGACCCATTGTTAAACTTAAGTGCGTGTGCTGAATCTTTAAGTAATGGTGGCTTCAACCAGTCTGGTAGCTCATCATAGGCAGTCTTCATCCTAGAAAGCACTTCCATTGATGCATCATCATCTTTTGAAAGAATTACAACTTTGTAGTGAGAATTAAAAATACACTTCCAAAGTGCGTAAGCAGCGACTAGAGTAGTGCAGCCAGCCTGTCTAAACTTTCTAAGGATCGAGAATCTGTTAGTTTTAAACTCTTGTATTAACTTTTGTTGGAAAGGATACAGATCAAAGTTAACCAAACCAAAGATAGGGTGAACTACCTTAATAAAGTTAGAAATGAAGTAAACTGGATCTTCCTTGCACTTTCTGAACTCTTTTTCGAGTTTTTTCTTAATTTTATCTTCGGTCATCTATTATCCATCTATATGATATATTCTATTATATGTAGTCGTAAAGATAATAGACCTGTTAACTTTGATAATCTACTTAAGTATTTTATTGAAGCTAATATACATTGTGTAGTAGCTTATGATCAAGAAGGTATCTTTCAAGGTTATGCTGAAACACTTAAGTCTTTAAATGCTCAAGATGATGACATAATTATTTTATGCCATGATGACATTCAAATCTTTAGCGACAGAGATCAGTTTGTTAAAACCTTAACCGATAGTTTAGCTTCGGACAGTGTAGGGTTCGTTGGCCCAGTAGGAACTACACTCCTGGGAACAAATGCGATGTGGTGGGATCCTCACCTTCGTCAACAAGGCTTCCATCGTGGCTTCGTGTTCCAGGGTTCTGACGTTAACCGTTTAAATCCTAACTACTTCGGGCATCAAGGTAACGTCGTAGTCTTGGATGGCTTGTTCCTAGCAGCTAAGAAGAGAACCATAGATAAGATTGGTGGTCTAGGTAAGCCCAAAGAGTTCCCGAACGGATGGGACTTCTACGACATTTTCTACACGATGACTGCCTACGAAAAGGGATTTACCAACAAGACCGTGCCTATAATACTAACTCACTACTCCGATGGTTTGATGCGTCCTACCTGGGATGAAAACCGCAAGGAGTTTAGAAAATTGTTTAGATTACCTACGAGGTGCTCATGATGGACTTAGGATTTTTATTAACTTTTATCTTAGCTTGCTACGGCGGAGCTAACGGTATAGTTTACTCAGCTTTGCTAGCCAGACCTCGGACCTGGATTTCTTCCAAGTCGAAGTTCCTTGAAAAGTTACTATCCTGCCCACTTTGTGTAGGATTTTGGCTCGGAGTCAGTTTTTCTCTTGCAGGGCTTGGCTTGATCCACTATTACACCATGCAACCTACGAGCCTTGCCAGCTTGTTCGCTGACGGGTTTGCAGGCAGCGCATCCGCTTGGATACTCCACCTGCTACTTTACGATAAAATGGTTGGAAAGTAGTCAACACCCTGACGAGCAGTGAGTGACAGGACGCAAACCGAACTGTAGTTTAATTAACATAAGTAATCCTCCTACAAATATATATGTTAGAAATCATCATTTCAGCGTTAGTAACTTTATTTTTTCTTTTGGCTTACGATTACTTCCGAGTCTATCGCATCACCATGAGGATGGAGGAAGAAGTGGATCGTTTAGAGGACACCATCGCACGACTTAAGTTTGAGATGGAAAAGCACGTAGCTAACTTTAAATCACAATTTAATAAGTTTACGGTATGACTAAAGTTAAAGAATACGTTGAGATCGAAGGTAATCGAGTTGCCGTCACCGCTGAAAACTTAATCAAGGCTCACAAAAAGATGTGGCAGATGCAAGAAGAGCTTGATTTGTTGCGGGAGTCAGTCTATTATCTGCATAAGGATTTGACAGCCTTTACCCAAACTAACTATGAGCGATAACTTTAACGAATACTCTGACAACGATTTCGAAGATAACCTAGAATACTCCTTCACGACCGATAACTTCGAAGTTATCATGGATCGCATGCGGGGTGTCTCGGACTTCTTTCAGGCTTGTGAAGTAGACTACCTGATCGAGATGTGGCAGAAGTTCCAGAAGCCTAACCCAGATGGAACCTACAACATGAGCGTTAACTTAATCGAGAAGTTTAGCGACTTCCTGGTTGGTGAAAACCTTAACGAATTAGTTAAGAAGGGCCTTGTAGAGTTAGCTTGGTCAGACGAACATAACGACTTCGTATTCTCAGCTAAGAACTCATCAGGAGTCTGATAATGAACAAGTTACTAAGATTTGAGGTAGAGTTTGGATCAGGCTTAGGTGCATTCTATGCCGTATACTTCGTGCCAAACAACAAGCGTTTTGGAAGCATATACTGCGACACTTGGGATTGGATCTTCGAAGACGATCTAAGATCAGGCTCATCTTACAGCTTTGACATATTGTCTGAGCTAACTGAGTTCATGCGCCCACTCCAAGAAGAAGCTTTTAAAGCCTTAACTAAGCACTTGGATGAGACTATACCATGAATTTAAATAACGGTGAGTTCCACTGGGAGATTGCAATACTCCTCTTCTTTGGATTTATTGCATATGATTTCATTTATGCAATATATTACATATTTGTAAGCAAGAAGAAAGCATTCATGGCTTCCAACGCAGCGGTCGCACTTTATCTGATTGGTAGCTTCTCAACCATCGCATACCTTGGGAACTACCTTTACCTAGTTCCAATTATCCTCGGATCCTACATCGGAACTTACATCGCAGTTAAGTATTTTAGTGACATCAAATAAGTTCATTTAAAGGTGTAAAACTTACAAACATCATGGAAGATCCAATTCTTGAGCATTTTCATCTCAAAAACTCTATTAGAGAAGAACTTGAATATTTAATTAGACAACTGGAAATTGAAAGAACTGGAGAGATGCCAGAACTTGGAAATCCTCCAAGAGGAGAACAGTTTGCAGAAGGTTATAAGAGTGGCAAACAGCTTGCTTTAACAATTCTTATGTCTAGACTTGCTATCTACAAATGATAAAAGTAATATATGCAGTAGAAATGATTGGAGACGGACCATCTTTTCTGTTTGAGTATAAGAAAGATGCTGAAGACATTTGTATACTAAAAAATCAGTTATTTGATAAAGATCTTGATGAGGAAGATAGAGGTAGAAAATATTATTCCGTTGTATCTTACCTTGTTTTAGATACAGAAAAAGCTAATAAAATTAGAGATAGACTTAAAAAGAAAATAGAAGATCGATTAGGTTTGTAAGAAAGTTAAGGATTACAGTTAGGTTGCAATTTTTTTAGATTTTTTAAACGGGTTCTTTTAAGGCTGGATGGGACCCTTTAAGTTTATTAACTTTTTATTAGATATTATAAGATAGGTCCTTCGTATATGGGGCGAAGCCCATGCCAACATGGGACCCTACGACGCGTTTTTTTCCGGTGGGAATATGTTTGCACATGCCATTGCGCCATGCTAGAATGCACCCCATGATCCGCACGATGCTCGCCCTCCTCCTCCTCGCCCCCTTCACCATGGCCCAAGCCCTCACGGTGGCCGATCTCGATGCGCTGAGGGTTGAGCATAGGGCGTTCCTCGATGCCCTGGCCCAGGTGGAGAGCGGGGGCAAGGACGATGCGGTGGGGGATGGGGGTAAGGCCATTGGGCGTATGCAGATTTGGGAGATCTACCACACGGACGCAGTGGCCCATGCCCCAGCCATCGGGGGCGAGTATGCAGACTGCAAGGGCAAGGCATATGCCGAGCGCATTGTTATGGCCTACCTGCACCGATACGGGAAGCAAGCTCTCAAGAACAAGGACTACGAGAAGCTCGCCCGAATCCACAATGGCGGTCCGCGTGGGCACACCAAGAGTGCGACTGTAAAATACTGGCGCAAGGTCGAAAAGGCTCTTGCATCCAAGTGAGAACTAGCTAGAATCCAAACCATGCAAAGCTTTCAATACGTTACTCGTTTGTTCTTTGAGCGTAAGATCCTTTACAGCAAGGATTTCTTCTCGATCTTCGATAACATTAGCACGGCGAAGATGACCGCCATGGAGTTGTTCGGGGTCCTTTCCCGTGAGTTTGACGAGATCGAAGCAGAGTTGGAG